AGGAATTGAGGGTTTGACTAACGATGCTTTGGCTCTTATTCAACCTGGCGCTCAGTTCGATCTTCGTAGAGGTGTTGGATACATAAGTCAGAAGGTGAAGCAAACTTCTGAGGAAGTTGCTCGTTTGCATAATGCTCGTAATGATGCTGTCGAGTTGATTCATTCTTTAGATGAGCAGATTGCTCAGGTTGAAGAGATGCTTAAACGCATTGAAGCTGTCAACAATATTGATCCTGAGCTTCAAGGGTTTTTGCCTTTGTTTGATGGTTATAAAGAGATCCAAGATTCAGTGAATATTATGCGTGAGGGTTTGCGTGGATATAAGTCCACGTTTATTAACCGCATGTTGGATGACGTTACGGTTCGTGCTGCTGACGATTTAGAAGATTTCTTAAATGGGATGACAGGCGATGGCTTGTTTGATTTCGCTAAGAACGGTAAGCGACTTATAAGTGCTGCTCGTAAAGATGAGCTTGGTCGGATTTCTAGACGGTTGGGTCAGATCTTTAAGGGTAATCCTAAGTGGGAGAAGTGGCTGGAAGAGATGCCTGAATTGGCGGATCTTAAGAACGCTATTGAGAATCTTGACGAAGGAGACATGGGGATTCTTGCTCGTCTTGAGCGTTACAGACAGATCAAGGGCGCTGATGCTTTGATCGATGGGAAGTCTCCTATAGGTAACAATATTGCTGAGCTTTTGTCTGATATAGGTGGGGCGGAACGCAGGTTGTTGAATGCGAAGTTGCGTGAGATAGAAGAAATTTTAGGACTTGGCTTAAAAGCCCAGAGGAGTATTCCTTATAAACCATTAGCAGGTCAGGTTTCCGATGAAGCAAATGAAGCTTTGCAAGAAACGTTTGATCTTCTTGGCGCAAAGTATGAAGAGCTTGAAATAGCTATGAGCAGTGCTCAGAAAAAACTTTTGGAAACAGAAGCTTATTTAGCGGAGCGACGTACTTACTGGCGAGGAAAGAAACAACTCACTGAAAGCGAGTTGTCTGAAGTCAGCGCAACAATGGTTCAGCAACAAAGAATCATTGACGAATTGAAATTAGAAAAGATGCGGTTAATGGATTCGGATAGAACAACTGTCCGAATGAGTGCTGCTGATTCGCAGCAAGCTGCTGTTAAAGAGCTTCGCAAAGTACGCAACCTTCACAACTTGTCAGATGTTTATGGTGGTCGGTTAAACGATTACATGGTGAATATGTCGGGGCTTGGCAACGCCCAGGATGTATCCAATAGAACAAACAATTTGTTGCGTGGATACAGTCTTGTTGACGGGGCAGGAGAAGGTTCGGTTGAACTGTTTTCTGCTGCGGTTCAGGCTGCTGCTAGAACCGCTGATGTTAAAGCGATGAGTGACTTCATGAAGAAGTACTCAACGATTGTGAACTGGTGGAAAGCTCAAGCTGTTGCTACTCCTGGGTTCATTATGAGAAACATGATGGGCGGCATGTGGATTAACAACCAGATCGCTGATGTGCCTATGAGTATGCACACAAGGGTTTTGGGTATCCGTCGTGCTGCAGCTAAGGCTGCACGAGAAGGTGGCCGTAAAGGTGACATTGCTTACGGTTTAGAACAACTTATTGCTAACGGAAAACCTGTTGGTTTGAAGAAGTTGGGTATTCCACAGATTCAGTCTGCGGTTGATGTGGGTGAGCTTGAAACGTTTTTGACGTGGTATCGGACTGGTATGGCTAGCAGTGGTCAGGTATCTCAAGAAGTTAGATCTTCGTTGGATGCTATTGGTGGCGGATCAATGACTTTGAATCCGTTCAAAGCTGAGTTTGTTCCGTTTGCTAAAGTTCGTCAGTTAAACCAAGAAGCTGAGTTTATGTTGCGTGGTTCAGTAGCGCATCACACTGCTATGACTGGTGGAAGTATCGATGATGCTTTCGAGCTTGTAAATAAGTATCACTTTGATTATGCGAATCTGACTCAAACTGAACGCAAGATGAAGCAGGTTATTCCGTTTTGGACTTGGCAGAAAAACATTTTGCCTGTGCTTGTCGAGTCGATTGGTAAGAAACCTACGGCTTGGGGTCGGTTGCAGCAGATTAAAGGCGAGTTAGAGTTGCATTCTCCTGAAGAAGGGCTAGTGCCTAGCTGGTTCGGAGAGAATATGGGTATACGTTTGCCCTTTAATATTGGTGGGAACAGAGCGTATGCTATTCCTGATTTGCCGTTCCGTGATCTTGCTAAATGGTCTAAAGCTATTGAAGGTAGAGAACCGTGGCGACCTTTAGCGGAAAGTGTTTTCCCGATGTACAAGCTCCCGATAGAGCTTGCGTTTGGCAAAAAATATTTTGGCAATATCCCGTTCACTGGTCGATATCAACAATCTCCTAGCTATGGAAAAATTCCTGGGCTTATGCCAGCCCTTGGTGCGTTTGGATTTGCGAAGAAGAATCGTAAAGGGGAATGGAAAACAACTGACCAAACTCTTTATGTGTTAGATCAATTCATGCCAGTGTTAAATAGAGTACGAAGGTTGCTTCCTAATGAAGCTCCTAAACAAGAACGAGCAATAACTACTTGGCTTTCGGTGTTCTTAGGTACGAACATTCGTCCTAACACTCCTTCGACTAAACGTAGTGAGCTAATTCGTATGCAGAAAGAACTGGCTGAAGAGCTTCGTGATAAAGAAGATATAGAATTCCGCAAGGTCTAGGATTTAGGTATGTCTGAGAGAACTGTTATTTCTCGGGATGGGTGGGATGCCCGTCCTCCTAAGAAACCGTTTAGTAAATTAAAGCCAGCACGAGTGCAGGGCATTGTTCTTCATCACAGTGGTGTGAAGGACGGACCTAAGGGTATGTCTGCTTTGAAAGCTTATGAGCGTTTCCATATGGATTCTCGTGGTTGGAACGCTATTGCTTACAACTGGTTGGTTGACGAAGCAGGAGTTATTTATGCAGGGCGTGGGCCTGGTGTCGTTTCTGGTGCTACTAAGGGTTGGAATTCTCGTACTGAGTCGATTTGTTTCACGGGTTGGGGAGAGATAGAAGCTCCTCAAGCTGCTTTGGATTCTATTAAGTGGCTGGTTGGTGACATTAATAGTCGTTATGGAGGGAAGCTGTGGGTCAAAGGGCATCGAGATTTAGGGAACTCTACGTGCCCTGGGAATTGGTTGTACAACTGGCTGAAGTCAGGGATGCCGTCACCGCTTGGAGATCCCAACAAGGTGGATTGGGACGGAATCAATGCTCATCTGGAGGGCCTGAAAGCGGTTGTATCCCATAGTCCGCTGTCTAAGCGTAGGCGGAGCCGTGGAGAGGCTGTGAGGGTCGTTCAGGAGCGTTTGAAGGACCTTGGGTATGAGCCTGGGGGTATCGATGGAATATTTGGATACAACACAAAACGTGCTGTGAAAATGTTTCAGGTTAAATATTGTTCTTTTCTTAAGGTCGATGGCATTGTGGGTGCCAGGACTTGGGATGTATTGTTTGGTTAGTGGGCCACTCTCAACACTCTATAGGAGGTCTTGAAATGCCTAAAGATAAAGGTTACGGATCGTTTGCTGATACGTTCGGTGATTCCGATGAGCAGCCATATGATTCGTCATCTGCGGACAACATGGCTGATATGGCAGCGAAAGCTAAAGCTGATGCTGCTTATCTTCGTTCAACTGGGCTGGGTAACCAGCATCAAGGCGGACGACCGTTCGGGAAATGAAGAAACCAGCGCCTAAAGCAGGTTACAAAAAACCTAAGAAGAGCCGTAAAACGGCTCGTCGTCCTAGCAAAAAATATTAAGCCATTGAAAGGCAAGAAGTGACTGAAGAAACAGCGAAGACAAAGTTTTCTTGGGGGGATTGGATTGAACGTTCGGTTTGGACGGGTGTCGAGTCTGCTCTTGCTGTTGTTGTCGTTACTGACGTATCAAGTCTCAAAGCTGCAGCTACAGCGTTCGCTGCCGCTGCTATCGCAGCGCTTAAAACGCTTGCGAAGGCACGCCTCGGGAAGTGATCCCGTGGCTGAAGAACAGTTTGACGATCTTTGGGCCAACTGGATGGCCGAAGAAGGTTTAGCTATTGAGGATGAGATTCATCAGACTTTGTTGGCAAGCAAAGGTTTGCTTGACATGGATGATGGGACTCATGCTCAGTGGGTGGGCGGTACGTTAGGTGTTCTTTTAACGTTTGACTTTGAAGAAGTTGATTCTATTTTGAATGCGTGGGATGAAGCGCAGGATGGAAACCTTATTGCTTTGTCAACTTTGATTCATTGGTTGCAGGGTTTTACTGTGTTTTTGCAGGCGTGTACAGGAAACATTGAAGAGTCTTAGGTATCTCGATTCAAGTATTCTTGTACTGCTGGTTGTTGAAGCAAGCTAGTTCGTAATTTCTCTGCTAGTTCATCTCTGCGTCTAGCCATAGTTGTTTTAGGTATGTCCAAAATTATGGCTACAAAACGCAAAGAAAGGCCCACATCAACAAGCATGTGGTAAAGCCACTGCTCGTCTTCTGTGAGCCTTATAAATGTTTCATGTACTGCAAGAATAAGATCTTCTAAGTTTTCTTCTCGTTCTT